CGCTACTGAGCGATCAACGGGAATACCGCCATCGCCCAGCCATTCCGCAAGAATCCTTACCCCTTGCGCCGTATTTTTAACCCTTTCCACCGCACGAGCGACAGCCTGATACCCTTGGTTGAGCATTAGTTTGAGTGGATTGAGTTGTTGTTTGCTGGGGAAGACGAGCTTTTGTGTAGGCTTCCAAATCACTCACCGCTTTTTCAAATGACGACGGAAGGTGGTTAGCAACCCGGTGCTGCTGGATCAATCGCGCCATCGAATGAAAATCGTAATTCATCGGGTTTGGCGCGGTCCACTGGGTTGCAGGTTCGTAGAACTGCCATCCACCATTTGGAAACGTGTTGTAACTCATGCGGCTTGATTTTTAAAACGGCAGATCATCGGCGTCGAGATCAGGCTTCGGCGCGGCCGGGGCCTGAGCCCTCGGAGCCGGCGTGGCACCTTCATCACGTCCCTTAAGGAACTGGAAGGTTTCGATCATAATCCGCGTAGTAGACCGCTTGTCTCCGGTCTTCTTGTCGTCCCACTCTTCCCGGGTCAGGCGCCCTTCAATCATCAACGGATTACCTTTCCTGACGTATTGAGCGATCGTCTCGGCCTGCTTCCCAAACGCCTTGCACTCAGCAAAGTACACGTCTTCCTTTTCCTCACCAGCCTCGGTCTTCCAGCGGCGATTCACTGCCAAGCTCAGGTTGCAAACGGCAGTCCCTTTCGGAAGGTACTTGAGTTCTACGTCTCGGGTGAGGTTGCCGATCAGGATGACTTTGTTGAATGATGCCATAAGGTTAGGAATAGGTTAGCGAATGTTCAGTATCCATCGTGCGACGCTTATCTGACAGACGTGTCAGCCACTTTGGTGTCTGTCGCTTGACAATACCAACCCCCTGCCCGCCTGCAATCTCAAATCCCGTTCTGCGAGCCATTTCGAGTGCGACCACGAAAGAGTCCCATAAATCAGGGGATCGGCCCATGCGTTCCTTGGTTTTGTGCTTGGGCTCCACGTCGATCAAACCAGTGCGGGAGATTCCCCATTCGCGCATTGACCCTTCCTCGGCGACTTCCCGGGGAAGTTTCCTCAGCTGCTTGGATTCGATCAGCAGGCGCGACGAATACCAAAGGGCCGTGACCATCTTGCCGTAGGCTTCCCGCTCAGTCTTCGGATCACCTTTCCGAACAGGGCGATCTGTCGGGCGACCGCCAAACTCGATCGGCACCACCTCGGGTGACCACAGGCGGGCGAACGCAGACATCAGCGTGCCGCGTCCAGTGGAATCGAATCCCACCTGATTAGGCGGAATGTTGCGCTGCTTGCAGTACAGGAGCACGTACTCGGCAATCTGCTCCTCCGCCTGCTGCGCTTTGACGGCCGTCACAGGGATTACGATCGGGGCCTCAGCAAATGCTAGCACGATGCGTCCAGTGCTGTCCGGGCCGTACTGAAGGTCGATCATAACGCATCGGTCACCACCGATGCCTGAGTACGCCGCGTCGATCCCGATGATTCGCGTGATCTTGTCGGCGCCCTGCCACACGATTTCATCGAACGCCTGGTTCTGCTCACACAGCGACATAGTGACCACGCGCCGCGTACCGCCGTCTCGGGGCAGCAGCCCGAGGTTCATCATCGAGAACTGCAACGAATCTCGGCCGTAGTAATCCAAGTCCGCCTGAATCTGCTCCGGAGTGATAATGCCTCGGTACGGATTGGTTCCTTTCGGAAACTTCGCGTTCGGCGTGTCGTACCCGCACAGCTGGACAGCAACCCCTCCTGGCGCCCGCGTTCTCCAGGTGCGTGTCTGCTCAAGGTATTCAATGCCTTCCCAGCCGCCCATCGTAGAGTGCGGCTCGCAGACTACCCCAAGCGCGTCGTTGCGATCCTTGGGATTTCCCATCGCGATCAGCTTAAACTCCGGATTCTTGCGAAGGTTAGCGACTGAATCGAGGAATCCCCGGCTCATCAGAGACGCCTCGTCTGCGATTAGCATCACTCGGTCGTTCTTGAGTCCGACGTAGTTCGAGAGACCAACGAACGTGCCGCCGACCTTGCACGCTACGCCGATGATTCCGTCGCGGAAGTCCTGCGCCTCGGCGTCTTGGTCAGAACTGGTCAGGATAAACCGGCTCTCGATAACGCGCCCAGGAAGCCATTCCCGGCGGGCCTTGGCCTTGTTGTGCAACTCCTTGATCGAGCCCCAGATTCGCAACTGGAGACCCTCACGCGTCGTTGACGACATGATGATCGAGGTGCCAGTCGGGTAGATGTAGAACGTGCAGAGCCCGAATGCTGCGGAGGTGTAGGTCTTGCCAGATGATCCTGGGCCCATGATTCCAACCTCTTGATTTTCCGCGAAAGTCTTGATTAGCAGGTCAGACCAGATGTGCCAATCGAAGTGAGGCCAAAGCGCCGTCATGGCTGCTTTAAAGTGATGATATTTCCCGCATCCGTACTTGACGCCGCCGGACATTATGTAACCGCCGCGACGAACCATTTCGGCTTCGATGAGAAAGCGGTCTTTTGTACGCCACGGTATAGACAGGTAATCTGGGCTTTCATTCATCTTGCGGGAATGCTGCTGCGGCCTTTCAATAGGTTCAAGCGTCATGGTCGCAGAAAAAAATCGCATAGTAGATGGCCTCCTCACCGCTGAAGGTGGGGTGGATAGCGGTTTTTCGCCCTCACTCATTCAACCCAACCAGCTAGCATGGGCGGTGAACACGACAGTGCGCGGAGGATTCCCGAAAGCGCGGCCGGGGATTTGGACCAAGCTGCTGACGTTTAACGATCCCGCCGTTCTCTACAACGGAGGTTACTACAACGCTGCGGTGCAATCGGCGTTTAAAGAGGGGTTTTTTCAAGGGTGCGGATCTTACACCAACGACAACGGAGACCCTTACATTTACGCTTCAATCGGAGGCAAAGTCTTCCAGATCGACATAGGAAATAATTTCCTAGTCACAGATCAAACTCCGCAAACCAGCACATTTTCCGTAAGCACACGTGGCCGCGTGTCAAATGTTGCGACTTACGTCTGCGGAGCGCCGCATGGATTATTTCCAGGAATGGTGGTGCGACTTCCGGAGCCTGTTGCAGCAAGTTTTTCCGCAGGATTTTTCGGAGACTTCATTGTCCAGACGATTCCCAGCCCAACAACTTTCACGACCTACAGCCCAGGAGTTGATGCTGGACCTCTTTTGGGACCGAATTTCACCGGATATTTGCTAGCGGCAAATAATCCGAATGCGGATCACGTTTACTTTCAGCAGGCAGAGAACTGGTTAATCATTCAAGACGAGCAGAATGCGCCATATCTCTACGACGGAACTTCGTTTAGACGAGCTGCAAGCAATGAGGTTCCCGTTGGAGGCCCGATGGCTTACGGAAAAGGCCGGCTCTGGGTTGCCAATGGATCGGAATACTACGGCGGAGACCTAGTCTACGGCGATCCTGCTTTTGGTCGAGACAGCGTGATTCGATTTACGGAAAACACGTTCATCAATGAAGGCGGCGCCTTTGCGGTCTCAAACGGTCCGATTACAGGGCTGGCATTCGCGGCCAACCTGGACACGTCCCTTGGCGACGGCGACCTGCTGGTGTTCACCCCGACCGCCACTTACGCGTTCAACGCGCCTGTGGACCGGGATGTTTGGAAGGATCTCAGTTATCCTATCCAGCGATTTGCACTCCTGAACTTCGGATCGTTCAACCACGAATCCATCGTGCCGGTAAACGGTGATCTTTTCTTCCGTGCTCAGGACGGTATTCGCTCGTTGATCTACGCCAGGCGCGACTTTACTGAGCTTGGAAATACTCCGATCAGCCGACAAGTGACCCGTGCGTTGGCTTACGACACGGATTTTTACCTGACGGCTGCTAGCTCCGTGAACTTTGACAATCGGATGCTGATGACCATTCAGCCTCAGAAGGTCAACAACCGAGGTATCGTACACCGAGGGGTCGTAGTGCTGGACTTTGATCTGGTCTCGGGCATAGGCAGAAAACTCCCGCCGGCATGGGAGGGAGTCTGGACTGGAGTCGATGTGTTCCAGATGCTGACGATCCGAATCCAGAAGCAAGAACGCTGCTTTATGTTTGGACTGAATCAAGGGGACATCGGTCTTTTTGAAGTCACGAAGAACGGCCAGTTTGATTTCGATGGGTTCGATGATGTACCGATCGACTGGACCATTGAGACCCGCTCACTGACGTTTGGTGAACCTACAAACAAGAAGCGCCTTGTTAGCGCCGAGCAGTGGTACGACCAGGTGATGGGCAATATCGAAGCTAAGGTCTACTTCAAGGCTAACGAGGGCGAGTGCTGGCAACCATGGGCTGAGATTAAAGACTGCGCCAAGTACCGCAACTGCGAGCCAGGCGAGATTTCCTGCCCTCCTGCGGTGATTAACTGCCAAGAGGTTAAATACTACCAGCCTCCAGCCAGATCGCGAATTGCCCTCCCACAGCCTCCGGACAAGTGTGACGTGCAGACCGGCGGATTTACCCGCGATGGCTATGAGTTCCAGTTGCGCTACGTGAACACTGGCCGCTTCCGACTCAAGCGCGTGGCGATGGTTGCCCAGCGACTCCAAGAGGATATTTACGGCGACCTCAGCCGCGTCGCCTGCCCGTTACTCTCCGAATAGTATGCCTTCTTCAAACCCAGTCGATTACGGCGCCGATCCCTGTGGACTGAGAAACAGCGCGTGGGCGATCAATGAATGCCTATTCGCTGCGCTGCGCTGCGACTTTCCAGTAGGGACATTCCTGCTTGGGTCGAGTCCTGGTGCGAAGATTATCGACCGTGTCCGCACCGCAGGCGTTGCGACGTTCAACACGTCCACACCGCACGGGCTAGTGGTCGGCGAGAAGATCACCTTGTACGGGTTTACGGACGGTAGCTTCAACGGGACCGGGCCGTTACAGTTTGGATTTGCGGTTCTCAGTATACCTACTCCGACGCAATTTACAGCAGCGGTTCCTGGAGCTGATGCACCTCTGGTAACCGAAGATGGTTGGATCAACCTGATCGGCGGCGGTTACACCTCGTCACTTGTGATGGGATACCCACCGTTGACGGGCGTCATCAATAACATCGCATTCACCGGCCAGGGCATCGGTAAGACCACCCTGAAGTTTGCCGACCACACCTCCACGAAAAGAGGGGACACTTACGGCTTCAACATTCAAATGCTGAAGACCTTAGGGAATTACCCAGGGTTTGGAGTTGTAGGGGCACCTGGAGCTTATGCAGGTGCGCCGCTAGACAGCATCAACTGTAAAAACACTCTAATCGAAGGAATCACGTTTGACGGCAACTACGCCAACAATTCGGTCGCAGACACTAAGATAATTTCCATTCAACGAACAAGCGGTGTAAACACTTACAATACGGCGTATCCACACTTCATTACACCGACTACAACACCGGCCTACACTCCTCCGGTTGTTCCTGCTCCGTACACCAATGTTAGCGCAGTCAACCAGTACATAAGTAATGTAATTACAGTTGGACCAGGAAACGATTCTTCGTTTGTTGGATTTGGTCAGGTTGAAAACATTACCTCGATGTCTTTTCAACGCGATCTCAGGGCTGTAATTATTGGTGCACTTAGGGTAAATTACATTACTTTCAGCTACATAACACTAACAAAACACCCGTCTTGGAACTTTGGATTTACCGTTGGTGATTCAATCATTGTCACGGGGATGACGGATGCAACATTCAACGGAACTTTTACGGTTGCAGGGTTTGTTTCAGCCAACGAAGTTTACTTTCTTGATACTGCACCAAATCCAACCATTACGCTTCCCGCTCAAAACGGACGCGTCTACTCTCCGACACAATACCCAGATGTCTTGTTGACGGCTCAATCAACAGCTGGCGTAAACTCGTCATTTACCGTCGCGGGAATCAACCACGTCGGCGAGAACGCGCTCATTCAGAACAACCAGTTCTACGATTTTGGAGTTGGAATTGCGGATGCCGAGACGTTTATCGTGAAGTCGTTTCTTCCGATGAATGTTCCTGACAACACTCAGGGAGCAAGAGTGCTGAACAACGATTTCAGCTACCAAGGACGCAACTCGATTCAAAGCACCCTGTACCCCGGTAGCGCAGAATCGAACACTCAGTGTGTGGTTGGCGGGTTTTCGAGTCTGATTAACCCGATCAATGTGGTTTCTCGCGTTGGTGGAGTTGCGACCTACACCTGCGTGATGAAGCACACGTTGAGGGTAGGGGATGTGGTGCTGGTGACGATGACTGCGGTTCAATTTGCTCAGCGCAATGCTGGTATAGCTACGTATACGACTTATGGAAGGCATTTCGCCAATGTTGGCGCAACGGTTAAAATTCAAGGTATTGTTACTGATGCTTCATTTAATGGAACTTGGACGGTTGCATCTATTATAGACGATTTGAATTTTACTGTTGTTCAGGCGTTACCAAACGTATTTCCAGCAGTAGTAGCTAACGTCACACTTTACGTAAATTCGACAGTGGTAAGCATTCCGGACGCGTTTAAGTTTACTGTTGCCGCACCTGGTCCAGACATACTCCCCGGCCTCTACCTCGACGGCCAGGTAACCATGCTCCGAAGCCAGCGCATTTTTGCTACAGGATGCGAGTTCAAATACAACCGGGTTCAGGGTGGACCCGACCCCGTTAATCAGCAGAGTCCGGTTACTGCTATCACCGTTCGTGAAGCCAACGGCGCGGATATCAGCTACAACAATTTCGACGGGTTCCGTGGCACCTGCTTCTACGTCGATTCCTACCAACACAAGGGAACCCACATCCATCACAACTCGGCGCTGAACATATCAGCTTTTATTGCCTTGGTTGTGCAGGATTGGTTTACGTTGATTTCAGGGGTTCCAACTATTACTAACCCAGAGGCTTACTCAACCTTGATCTCAGGGCATAAGGATATGTTGATCGAGAACAACGATGTTCTCCTGACAGGACCGGGATCGTGGTTCTACCAGACCGCGTACACCCCCTTGGACGCCGTTTTCCTGGTCAACAACCATGATGTCAACAAGTCCACCTGGTACTACCCGACGGACTACCAGATACCGATCAATCCTCCGCTTGCGGTTCCGGCGGGCGCGTCAAGAGATGGTAGCGGTATCTCAACATTCACCACCACATCAGCTCACGAGCTTCAGGTGGGAATGGAAATTTCGACGATTAGCGTGTCAGACGGCACGTTCAACGGGGTGTTCACGGTCCTTTCCGTTCCAGCTTCGAATCAGTTTACGGTTTCCAATCCAGGTGTGGTCACTACATCTTCCGGCGGATTCCTCGGCATCAACAGCCCGATCAACTTCCCGTGGGAAATCAAACCCATCGGATTCCAGCGCACCGCTGGAGTGGCCACGTACACGACAAACAAGGCGCACCAGATACTCCTTGGATACCACGTGACCGTTGAGGGGCTCAGCAACGCTTCGTTCAACGACCAAGTAATCGTAACCGGAACCCCGACAACCACGACGTTTACCTGCGCGAGTCCTGGCCCAGACGTGGCGTTCACCTCCTCGATCGGCAACTTCTTTCGGTACGTCGATAACATCCAGATTGGATGCAACAGCGTCCGAAGGCTCAGTGGACAAGGTTTGGTCCGCAATAACGGAGGCCAGTTCGGTAACGCATTTCTCACAGGGCGCCCGAACCGCTGTGTTGCGCCTCTTGAGCAGTTCTTCTATTTCGATTGTCCCGAGGGCTGTTTGGCGCTTGAATGCGACCCAGGCCCGTGTAAGCCAAACGACTACCTTTACCGCATCTAGCCATGCCAACCATTGACATTTCCGCTGGCACACTGCCGCCACCAACCTGCTACGCCTCGGAACAGGATCGGCTTGACGCCTACGCCGCCGCGTTGATTGGTAACCTGAACACTGGAGCAGAGTGGGCAAGCTCTCAGACCGTGCCCGGGAACACTGGACTCTACTGGCTTCGCACCGACATCAGTAATCGCCCAGTTGAGGTGTTGAAGTTTTCGTCGGCGGCCGGAGATGCTCAGTTTATTCGACTGTCGAGTGAAGTGGTGTTTGCCGGAACTGCTAGCGGCGCCGCTGGAGCTTACGCAGTCATAAACTCGCCGCCATATCCAAGCCCAGGGTCCGCCTATCGGACCGGCCAGATTTACACCTTCCTTGCGAATCACACCAACACTGCCGGCTGTACGTTGAACGTCGATGCTCAGGGCGCCAAGACGATCACAAAGGACGGCACAGCGGCGCTAATAGCAAATGACATCCTGATTGGGCAGGTGGTTTCAGTGCTGTACGACGGGGTGAATTTCCAGTTGCTTACGCAGAAGCGGGATTTTACACGGCTGAGTTTAAAGCAGTTTTTGACGTATGCGTCAGCACCAATACCAATCGTTCAGAATGGCGTTCTGATGCCGTTTAATCACGGTTTTGGCGTGATGCCGTTCATGGTTCGAGCCGTGCTAATTCGTCAAACTGGTGTCCCAGGTTCGTTTAGTACCTTTACCGATTCACTGCCAAGCCCTGCGGTGACTTTTGATTGGTACGAAGGCCAAGAGGTTGACTGCTTAAATTTCGTTGCGGATCGAACAAGCGACTTGCCGGCCTTCAAATATCTTTGCGATCCAACTCAAGTTAATGTCCAAGCGGTTGCGTTTAATTCGACTCTTGGCGGCATCATTTTCCCCTACATGACGCCGCCGCTTGGAACCTCAAGTAACGCGTCAGATTACAGAATCAAAGTCTACGCTACCGCACTAAACCCGGCTTACGTCCCATGAGAAAAACCCTCGCCCAAGCCAAGAACTCCACGATCCCGCAGGCAGTCGGTCTGGCCACCTGCGACGAGCGTTTCGTCCAGCTGCTTAACGAGGCTCAGGCTCGCTTGGCGGACATGGGTAAGTGGTGGGGTACGTACAAGAAGCTGCGCGTCTGCGTCACCGCTGGCTGCATCACCTGGCCTCGCGAGGTCAAGACGATCGAGGCGATGAACCTCTGCGGCTACAACATCCCCATCCAGAACCAGTGGTACGAGTTCCAGACGGACACCCGGGCACCACGCACCGGATGCGGCCGGGAAGGATGCGAGCAAGACCAGCTGCTGGATCGTGGCATGGTGACGCAGTTTCGGGATTTCACAGGCGCGTCTAAGATCCGCATCTACCCGCAGCTAGCAGCTGATGCAGGCAAGCGCGTGCTGCTTCAGGGTTTGAATGCTGCCACCAACCAGCCGATCCGGACCTTAGATGCGGTAACTGGAGAGTACGTCTGGGGTGAGTACGTGACGCTACCCAACCCATCGGTGGTCGCATACGTCGAGACATCCGCAATAAACATCTTCAAGATGCCAGGTCTGACTGGCGCCCAGAAGCCATTGACCCAAGGGAGTCTAACGATCAACGCGGTTAACACGACGACCGGCGTACAGACCCAGATCGCCATTTGGGGCCCGAGCGAGCAGAACCCTGAGTACCGACGCACCTACCTTGTCGGGATGCCCGAGGTGTGCGGTGGCGCCAACTCGTGCAGCACCACTCAGGACAACTGCTGCATCGACAACGGAGACGGCTGCGTGCCAGCAGACGAGACTTGCACCAACACGGTCGTGGAAGCGATCGTTCGCCTGGACTTCATACCGGCGATCGTTGATTCAGACTGGCTGTTTATCGGGAACCTCCAGGCGATCAAGCACATGATGAAGGCGATCCAGAAGGAAGACCGGAATCAGTACACCGAGGCTGAGCGCGAGATCCAGCTAGCACTGCGGTCGCTTCGGAATGAGCTTGAGGCGTACAGCCCCAACGAGCGCAGCGTAATTAACGTGCAGCCGTTTGGGTCCGCGAAGATTCAATTTCGGTTCGGTGGATTCATCTGATGACTGAGGAGCTTCCAGTAGCCGTTCAACCTGTTACGTGGCTCGATATCCTGACGGATGAGACCATCACGTTCGACGATCGTTTGGACAGATGGGAAGCGTTCGTGGCGAATCTTCCGCAGCAGGAGTGCCCGCTGAAGCACACGTTCCCAGAGGGGATGTACGTGCGTGAAATCTTCATGCCGGCCGGGTCAATCGTAACCAGTCGCATCCATAAGTTCGACAATCCGTTCTTCATCACCAAAGGCAGGGTCACGGTGGTTAGCGAGAACGAGGGTATGGTGACCTACACGGCGCCGTATTCGGGCATCACCAAGCCAGGAACTCGCCGCGTGCTGTTGATCCATGAGGACACCATTTGGACCACGGTTCACCTCAATCTGGATAACAAGACGGATCACGAAGAGCTTTTGAACGACCTCACTTACGTGGGTCAAAACCAATACTTACTATGTCATTCGTAGCATCGGCAGTTGGGCCAGTAATCGCAGGCGGAATTGTGTCGGCAGGAATTGGCGCCGGTATGTCGGCATCGTCTGCTAGCGCCTCGCGCCGGCAGGCCCGTGACGCCGCTAACCTCCCGGGAATCAACATTGGCTCAGTGATGGGAGAATCCTCCCTAAACGCGCCTCGTGCCCGTGAAATGGAGGCTGAGCGAAATGCGATTAGTCGCGCCCAGCTGCTGGAGTCACTCGGCATTCAGATTCCTGGTTATCAAGAAGGCCAAGCTCAGCGCACGCAGAACGCGCTAGCGCTGCTTCGAGGGGAACTGCCACCTGATGTGCTAGCTCAGGTTCAGCGCAAGGCCGCTGCTCAAGCTGTTCAAGGAGGTTACGCAGGAAGCGGAGCTGGAAGGAATCTCGTGGCGCGAGACATCGGCAGGAGCAGCTTGGATATGGCGAATCTTGGCGCTCAACAATTCGCCAACATCATCGGAACCACACCAATGGCACCGCTAGCCAACTACGAGTTTACCCCGCAACAGATAGCGGCCCTACGAGGTGGTGAGCGTGGCGCCCAGCAACAGGCGCTACTTGGTGTTGCCGGTATGCCAAGCGGAACTGGTGTCGCGGGTCAGGCGTTGGGATCGCTTGGATCAGGGTTGACTAACCTTGGATTCGCGCAGCTGGGGGCGCAAACTCGCGCTGCCGGCAGCGGAGGTGGTGATTGGAATTATTCAACCGGAATGCCGACAGGTTACGGTCGCCAAGGACTAAGCTAAAATTTTATGGCAAACCCCTTCTCAGGACTCGAAAACATCGGACAATCGTACCTCGCAGGACTCCAGCTGGCGAATCAACGCCAGGCCAGGGAGGAAGCAACAGCGCAGCGTGGTGAAGAGACGCGGATGCGAGGGCAGTATTATACCCAGATGGGCGCCGACCGGGAGGCTGCCTTGAAGGAACGTATTCAGGCGCGACTTGATGCGGCAGCTAGCCAGTTTGGTCAGGATTTAATTTTGAATCCTCAAGGTTTACCCGACTACGCAGGATCTGCTTTGAGACGCGATCAAAGGTTGAAGGCTCAGAATTTGAGTTCAGCTTACGGCTTGCGAGCTGGTGAGTTTAACATCACCGAGCCGCTGGCTGCGGAAATAACTGAAAGCCCAGAATTTAAGACTGCATTTAATCAGGGGCTTGCTCGAAAACTTCAACGGGAATCAACCACTGAAAATGCGCTAGCACGTCGTGGTTTGGTTAAACTTCCAGGAGCGGTCGAAGATCAGATTGCTGGCCGGCCGACCATGTTCGGTATTCTTGAGGGACAGCAGGATATGTCTCAGTATCCTCAGACTACCATCGGTGGCTCCAGGTACGCCTACGTTGGACCAAGCCCGAGGTCTGCGGCGTTAAAGGGACCCAAGATTATCATCGAAGAAGGACCAGAGGGTCGTAAAAGGAAGTTTGAAGGAACTCTTGAAGAAGCTCGCGCTTACGAGGCTTCGTTGCTAGCTAAGCCTGATAAGGAGCCTGGCATTAACGATGACATTGACGCGGCGCTGAAGAAGCTCAGGACGCTAGGCGCTAGAGACGCAGGTGAAGTTAATGTCTATCGAACCAAGACAGGAGACATTGATGTACGCCCTGATACGTTTGGTTTTGGGGACGAATCAACCGGCCTTAGCGTAGCTGATGCCATAACCCGGTTGGAAAACGAACGCTTGCGGCGCGCTGAAGCACTTGGCGGCACGCCTGCTACCGGAAAACCCAAGAACCGCGCTGAAGCGGCAGCTCAGCAAGTCAAGAGGTTTACTCTTGAACAAGCCATGGGAACGCTGCCTCGACGGCCGGCACCGCTTGGTGCTCCGGTAATTAAACCCGGCATTCCAACGACTAACTCTCCGGCCGCACCTTCCGGACCAATCCAGTTGTCACCGGAAGACTTGGACCTCATCCTGAACCAGCTAGATAGCGAAAACCCCGTAGAACTCTGATATGCCCATCGAAGTCGATTTTGGAACGGAGCTTGGAACCGTAGTATTCCCTGAAGATTACACCCAAGAACAAGCATTCGACTTCGTTAAGCAGAATCGAAAGCAGATCCAGCAAAACCTAATCCAGCGGCGGCAGCAAGAAATGGCCGGCGAGACTGAGCAGCTGGAGGCGGCTAAGTACCGTGCGGGCGAGTATGGAGCCGTCGAGACTGCGCTTAACACACTCTCCGAGTTGCCGCGTATGGCGCTTGAGGGAACCGGCGTAACACTCAAGGGAGCAGCTAGGGCCGCTAAATTTTTTCCTCCTCCAACAGTCAATCCTTACACCGGAAGGAAGATTGAGCAGACTGCCGAAGTCCCACTGGAGCAAGAGCCTCTTTACCGCGCCGGTCAATCCATTCAAGAGTTTGGAAAAGAAACCTACCCGGGTCTCCCTGGCGTGCGAGAGTCCATACCCGCTCAAATTATGGGCGGCATTGGAAGTACGGTTGCTACACTTCCAGCTGCGCTGATTGCTGGTCCAGCCGCTCCTCTTGGGGCTGCTGTATCTTACGGCCTCCAATCAGGTGAATCAGCAGCTGAAGACGCTGATGCCACGATCAACCGTCGTATTTCCGAGGCTCTGGCAAACCAGCAGTACGATGTCGCTGCGGATCTTCAAGATCGCCGCGAGCAGACGAAAAACTTGGCATTTATCACAGCCGCTCCGATTGGCGCCGCTACCGAGGGTTTGTTGGGTGCTGCACCCAAGGTGGCAAGGCGTTTCGTCACCGGCCAGATTGGAGGCATCGGAACACGACTGGCCGAAAGCTTGGTGCCTAAGTCTGCAAAGTTCCAAAGTAAATTCCTTGGAGCCACAGGTGCTGAACGTGTCCGGGGCGCTGTCGAGGCGCTAGCCACTGAGGGCGTCCAAGAATCAGCTGAGCAGCTTGGAGGAAACATTGCCGCAGCTGCGGTCTACGATCCCGAACGCGGATGGCTTGATGGCGTTGCACAAGCGGGCTTCGTTGGTTCCCTATCTGGAGGCATCGTTGGCGGTCTCGTTGGTTCAAGCCGCAATGCTAAATTAGCTGGTGCTGCAAACGAAGCACTTGGAGGTGATCCGACAAACCCGCTGCCGCGTGCTAGCTCAACGGTTGCAGGTCTTGAAGACGGTCCTCAACCCACCGGCCCGATCGACATTGAGCCCGAGATTACGCCGGAGGATGTCCTGCGAATGTCTCAGGAAGCTGGGATTCCCATGCCGGCCGAAGAGGTGGCCCCTGTGCCCGCCCCGGTGGTTACCCCGGTGGTTGCGCCTGCACCAGAACCGCAGGCCGTCGTAACTCCCGCCCCGGCTCCCGCCCCTGCGCCCGCCGCCCCCGCCGCAACTGTCGATTCCGAAACCGGCCTAGCTCCCGACGAGCAGGATGAACTCGACCAGTTACTCACGGCCGAAGATGCCGGCCTGCTGAGCGAAGAGGGTGCTATCACTCTTGCAGGTTACCGCGCCCGATTGGGTGGGGTTGAGCCTGCTGCAATACAAACTCAACCTACCATATCCAGTGCCGTTCAAGAACAAGGCCCAAATGAAGGCGTGCTACGCGCAGAAGAGCAGCAACCCCCAATCGAAGTGGGACTGCGACAAGTGGATCAAGGAGGGCGGCCTGCCGAAAGCAGCGGGGCCGAAGTCCAAGTCACCCCGCAAGAAGTACGGCAAGTAAAGGCACGGGTAGCGCCAGCTCCGGTGGTCGAGGTCACCACATCCACGAAGCTCCCCAAGAATCTTGCCGGTGCCAAGCCCCGTTACAGCATCTCTCAGGATACGTACCTGCCGAGATTTGACAGCGACTTTGATCTCGCTGCGTACATCGTGACGCAGACAAAAAAATCTGATAGCGACGCGGATTATTTGAAGTGGGCAGTCGAGCGGTCTGGAATGACTCCAGAGGAAGTCCGTAAACACGGCCTTCAGGTTCGTGCTGAACTCAAGAAGCTAGCAGCTAAGACGAAGGCTGGAACTGCACAGAAACCTGCTGCGTTGGTTGTGCCTTCGGTGACGATTACGATGCCGGAGGTGGAGGCTACGGCGACTCCAGTGTCGGCGCCGGTTGCGGCCCCGGTAACCCCTGCCCCTACTCCAGTAGCGCCTACTCCGACTCCCGCCCCCGAGTACACTCCAGCACGAATAAACAGCCTACTCCGAAAGCTCAAGGCCAAGGCCACAGCTGTCGGCAAAGGGTTGTACGAGATCAAAAATCTAGCCCCAGGACAGAGGTTGGTTCTCCGCACCCGCTTTGGAGGGCTTCAGGAAACCGACCAATTTCTGCTGCAAGAGAAATCGCAGGTTACAGGATATCCTTCAGACGAAGGGTTTATACTGCGCGACAAGCAGGAGGCCGTGGCTGGCGAAACGCCGAGGCCTGCGCCTAAGCCCGCTCCTATTGGTCCTAAGCCCGATGATGAACTCACCGAGCAGCAATACTACGACGCACGGGTCAAAGAAATTGCCCGGGACAACAAAGCTACCCAAGCCGAGGTACGCGAACAGTTTTCACGTGAAGACTCGAATCTCGAACATTGGCAGGCGATTCGGAATGCTGCTGAGTCTGGAAAGCAACTAAAGGTCGAAACGCTAAATCGACTGCCGGAAGCGCGGATTGAATTTCTTCGTAAGCAGTACCCTCAGTCTGTGCCGCAGGGATACATGGCGCCAGCAGTCAGTAAATCGGTCGCGGAAAAGCAGGCTGAAATGCGGGCGGCAAAACGTGGCGTTCGTCTTGCGCCTGCACCTGCAATCTCGGAGGAAGTTGAACTCAACGAGCTTCGTATCTCCAAGCAGCAGCGCGGCCGTTTGGGTCGCCTCACTGAAGAGCGGCTTCAGGAATTAGAGAAGAAGCTAGCACCTACACCTGCCGAACCTGTAGTCGCCGAACCCACCGAAGCCGAACTTCAAGCAGCTGAGGAAGCCCGCCTAGCTCAAGCTGAGCAAGAGATCGACGCTGGCCCCATTGGCCAAGCCAAGCAGAAGTTGGAGGATGAAGGCTCCGACATGAAAAAGAGCCAGGTTAAAGCCATGGCGCGTAAACTGGAGGCTAGCGGCGTCATTGATGACTCTGAGTTGGATGATGAAGGCCGTGACACTGGAGTGGATGAGCTTGTCGGTCAGCTGCTAGAACGCGTTGAGGAGGCCCGGGATACGGCGATTCAAGAGCGGGAACAGGAGTTGGCTGATGAGGCGAAGGCTGAAAAGGCAGCTCCCAAAACAGCCGCCCAATCCGCCATCGACGCCATCGACAAGGTCAGCAAAGGGCTGTCAGAAAATTCATACTCCGATCCGTTGTTTTTGACCCCGCTGGCAAAGCTAGCACTGCAAATTGCCAAGGGACTAATTCAGGTTGGTGTTGCGGTTGATAAAGCAATTCGCCAAGCCATCGCGCAGGCTAGACAGCAGTTTCCGAATGATCCTACTGACGACATCCAGTTGGCCGATCGACTGATTCGAGATGCGGAGTATACCGCAGCTGTTGCAGCTGGTGACATGGAGACAGCGCAGCGGATGGTTGATGAGGCTGCGGTAAAGGCGGGGTACAAAACCAAAGGATTTCACCGCACACCGAAAGCGTTCACCAAGTTTATTCCTGGAGGACCTAAAGCTGAGGCTCAATTCTGGACCACCAAAGCAGGAGAATTTAGAACCCTGTTTGGTCAGTCAGGAAGAGCCATTTGGTTTGGATCGTCTCCAGAGAATCTTCCTGCATACCATAACGAGCCAAGTGGAAAAGGCGTTGTGCTTGAGGTGTATCTGAAGAACCCATCACCACTGCAAATTGATGATGACACCAGAGCTTGGGGTCGAGACATCTACGCAGATGGGTCAAAGCAATTTCCACTTCTGCTGTCCGATGAACACATTCAGAGCATCAGAAAGGACGGCTACACTGGCATAGAATATTGGAATAACGGCAAGACTGCTGATAAGTCGGCGCCAGATGAGATGGTGGTTTTTGATCCCACCCAGATTAAATCCGCCGATCCCGTCACTCGCGACGATGAGGGTAACGTCGTTCCGTTAAGCCAGCGTTTCCAAGCTAGCACGGCTGACATTCGAGGAGCATCCGGTTTAAACCGTGGAATCGGAAAGCGGCTGTCCGATTGGGCTAGGAATGATACCGACGAAGCTACTCGCCGGGTGCGATTTACGAATCCATCGACTGGAGAACAAGCGACCTTTGGAGATGTTATCTCCGATCTGCAATCAATCTCGGATGAGGCTGCTCCAGAATACGTTCGATGGCTGCAAAGCATTCCGAACAAATCTACTGCGACTGCTGACATTGTCTCCGATATTACCTTTATTTCCCGATTGGATGCTGAGGCTGAGCGCAATCAACGCCCCGACTCCGTCGAAGCCATCCTCCAAAAGGTAATCGCCGCTACCGATCCCAAGGGCAAGGTATTCGAGGCCATAACCGGGTTGTCGAACTTCGTGATTTATCAAGCCTCGAAGATCGCGCTCCGGATCTACCAGGCTACCAAGTCCTGGGTGGCCGCCCGTAATGCTGGCATGGACTACATCAAGTCCCATGTCCAGCTGAGCAACGAAGCGGAGACTGCCGCTAACTTCGAGGAGTACATCAAGGCTTTCCCGAACCAGGAGATTCCCGCTGGGGCTCCTGGCCAGCCTCAGCCTCCGTCTCCAACCGAGCGCGTTGAATCACGAGGCATCTTCCGTGGTGATGTAGCCCGAGACACCGATGAAAACTGGCAGTCCGAAGCCCGCAAGTGGGTAGACTTCTACAAGGGGAACCTGGAGCGGGCGTTTCAGGGTTTTATGGGTCGCGACATTGATAAGTCGTTGCGGGAATACATTGGCGGAGAGTTGCTTCAACAGTCTGAGCTTGAGGTTGCCCGTGCCAAGAATCCGATTGACCTACTGCGGGCGCTGAATCTTCAAACACGCATCGCGAACGCTTTGGTTCAAGCGGGTTCTGACTTCGGTAAGCAAGGCCGCGCTCGCCAGCTGACGTTCGCTCGTTATGCGTGGATGGTTCCGCAGCTGGTGTATCGCCGACTGGTAAACGAACGGCAGAAGCAAAAGATCCCATTCCCCGAGATCGTTGCCCAGCAGGTGCGTAAATGGCTTGTCGAGTCCGGCCAGCAGGCGATCGACCAAGTCAAAGAAGCTATGAAGCAGGCGGACAACGTGTTTGCCCGCGAGTTTAAGAAGATCAAGCAGGTCCCCGGTCAACCTAAAGGTCCCCCCATCGAGATCAAGTGGCAGGATATTCTAACTAAGTCCCTGCAAACCCAGGGCTCTGTGCGTCAAAAGATGCTTCAGGTTATCCTGGCCGATCCTCGGCTGAAGAACCTCAGTCCTGCTGGCATCGCTGAGATCACGAATCTCCTGACCAACGCTTGGGAAAAGAAGCGCGATCAGATTTTTAGATCCGAGTTTGCTAAGAAAGTTCCGCTGCCGACGGTCAAGCAAGATGCTCGCGAGAAGCTCTTTCGCTCTCTGCCTCGCATCCTGAAGTACGCCAACATCGCCAGGGCTACAGCTGGAGATCAGATCACGACCGATGGCCCCGACACATTCCTTCTGTGGGATCAGGCTTTCCGAGATGCAGTGGCGCCAGAGTTTGGTGTGGCCGAGATCAACGGCCTTACCGCTCGCAAGCTCACCGAGCTAGCACAGCGGGCACAAGCCGCTCAGGGCGTTAACCGAAACCAGATTATCCAGGAGATGTTTCGCCTTATGGCCCGCGACGGCGGCGTGCGGTTCCCGGATGTCCTAAGAGATTACTGGTACGCGGCTGTGCTGTCCGGTACGCGAACTCAGCTGGACAACGCGCTCAACATCCTCAACGGCGCACTGAACACGGTTATGCTTGCGGGCATGGCCGGTAAAGAAGCCGGGCTGGTTACCAAGTCTGCACTCAAAGGGCTCAACGAAGGTCTCCGAGACTTTTGGCCAATGCTCTGGCGCGGCGAGCTTTACCGCTCAGTGAACTTCAATCCAGACCAACCCGGCAACGCACTCGAAGGTCTCGGAGAATCTCGCAACCTGTTTGCCAAGGGAATCAGTCAAGCCAAGTACGTGAGCCGGCTGATGCTGGCACTAGATCACGTTACCGCCATGATGTCTGACGGAGCCGCGAAGGCTTACGCGCTCAACAAGGAGGTCGGATCCGAAGAAGCACGCAACCTGATGCTTCCAGAGGCGGACATAGTGAAGGCCGCCCGCGATCGCGCCATCGCTGAAGGCACCCGCCCTGACCTAGTCAACAAGCGCACCCGTGAGATTCTCCAGGAGAGCTTCCCGGTCGATGTCTTGATGACCTCTAAGGATATCCGCGAGGCCGTGACGTTTACCGAGGTTCCGCAGGGTGTGATGGGTTCGCTTTACGAAGGACTGAACGCCGCTTCACGTAAGTTCCCGGCACTGAAGTTCCTGACTGGAACCAACTTTGTTCGCTTTGCCGCCAACTATACCAACGAGCTTCTTAACTACGCGGCTCCGATTGCGGTCTATCGTTGGGTTCAATCCGCACCTGGCAAGTCTGACCAGCCCGGCGGGCTTCAGTTTACACCGGCTCGACGTGACCTGCTGCTAGCAAAGGCTTCACTAGGTACGGCGTTGGGCGCAACGGCAGCCGCACTGTTTCTCGGGGATGATGACAAGGAAGAGGATCGTGACATCGACATCACTGGATCGTTCAAGTCCCTCGATCCAAACAAGCGAAAGCAGCTGCTATCAGAAGGCCGACAACCCTATTCGATCCGCGTTGGCGATACCTACGTTTCCTACCGTCAGCTAGGATTCGGAGGTTTGCTTGGCGCCATCGGTGAACTTCGTGATCGCCAGCTGTTTGAACCAGAAAAATGGAATGAGGAGGGCATTATCGCCAAGGTTCAGGATGCAGCCACGGCCGGCCTGTTCATCGTGAAGGACTCATCTGCGATCTCTGGTCTCACGGAGTTCTTAGGCTTCGCTAACGCCTACAAGTACGACACCAACGAGGTTATCGAGAAATCAATGCCGCGTTACCTAGCACGGCTTGGTGGGTCGTTCGTTCCCAACATCCTCAAGGAAGTCGATGCTTGGTCTGACCCGTCGATATTCAAGGCTGAACCCGGTGGTCTCGGTCACGAATACTTCCTTCAGCAGGTGCCGTATGCCCGTCGCGAGATTGGGCCAGGTCCGATCCTGAACGTCCTTGGTGAGCCAGTGCGCGTCGAGCGTTACCCGTACAGCCGCTGGATTACTCAGCGTTCAGAAGACCCCGCCTGGAATACCCTCGGCCAGCTCGCAAGCAAAGGCGTCTTTATGCCGGTGCCGGCAATCACGGTTAAGGTCAACGAAAACGGCACGCGTCGAGAACTCACACGCGAAGAGAAATACGCCTACCAGCAGGCCGTTGGTCAGGGCTACCGCAAGTTTATCGAGCAGAATCGGGAGCGGCTGCTAGCTCTTCCGCCTGCCCAGGCATCCGACTTCATCGACAAAAATGCAGATCGCATTCGTCGAAATGCCCGAACAAATCTGAAAAATTCGTTCTGAAATTGCTGGACACTTGACGCCACTTGCCATACGTTGACTGACGTATGAGCAACCTACAAGTCGCAACGCAGCAAGCACAACCTCTCAGCGCCTTCTCTTCGGAGAACGCGTTCGTCTCAGTCCAACGCATGGCCAAGGCCCTTGCGTCCAGCACCCTTGTTCCCGACGCCTACCGGGGCGAGGCCAACCTCGGCAACTGCATTATCGCGTTGGAGTTATCCCAGCGCATTGGCGCCTCAGTCATGGCTGTCATGCAGTCCATGGTTCCTATCCACGGCAAGCCAACGTGGTCTGCCTCGTTCTTGATCGCCACCGTCAACAGCTGCGGTCGCTTCTCTCCGATGCGATTCCGCTGGGTTGGCAAGGAAGGCACCGATGAGTGGGGCTGCCGCGCATTCGCGATCGAGCGCGAGTCAAACCTGGAACTCGTTGGCGCCCTCGTGACCATTGCCATGGCGAAGGCTGAGGGCTGGTACGGCAAGTCTGGCTCCAAGTGGAAGACCATGCCGGAGCAGATGCTTCAGTACCGGGCTGGTGCCTTCTGGTGCCGCACCTACGTGCCCGAGATCGCACTGGGTATGCACACCTCGGAAGAGGTTCAGGACACGCCTGTGGCCCAGCAGGTGGTCCAGTCGGTCAGCGCGACTGTCAGTTCATCCATCGTAGACGTGACACCGACGCCGGCCGAACCGAAGCCGCGCAAGAAGAAGGAGGCCGAGGCTATCGCAATCGTGGAACCGCCCGCTCCCGCCGCTCCTAAACCCACACCGGAGATCGTTGAGACCGCCCCACTTGCACCCACCCCTATCATCCCACTTACCCCTGTTCCCGCGCCGGAGCCTGAGCTTGAAACAGTCGAAGGGACGCTAGCATCCGCTGGGATCACCTACGAGCAGCTGGTGAAGCTCGTTGAGGATCTTAAGTGGTGGGAAAGCCCCGAAGACTATCCCACGGTGGCAGACCTTCCTCCTGATATCTGCAACTGGATCATCCGGAACAAGCGCGGTATCGGCCGTGCAGTGGTGAAGGCGGGAGGTGCGCTGTGAATTTAGTCCACCCCATCGACGTAAACACCTACCGCAGTCACCCGGCGATCAACATATCCAGCCTCAAGGCGTTCAGCCGGTCGCCAGCGCACGCTATGATTGGCTTCGAGGAAGAGCGCGAGCCGTCCGAGGCCATGGCTATCGGCTCCCTGCTGGATCACAAGGTCCTCGGGACGCCGTACCTTTGGACCACATCTCCCTACGACGACTTCAGAACCAAAGAAGCACGCGCCTGGCGAGAGGACCAGGAGTACCGCCGGGTCACCGTGTTCAAGCAGGACGC